TGATCAATGCCTTACAGATGGCCACTCGATACAACGAATAATACACTTCTTCCGGCCATCCTCCCATCTGGGCACGTTTCATATACGCCTGTTCTGATTTTTCGTATTGTTGTGAATCAAAATAACTTTGGGCCAGATAAAACCAGTAACGACTATTTTCTGGTTCCGTTTTGAGTGCCTCTTCTAGTGTAATGGCGTCTCTGGAATATTTTTCTATCGGTGTAATTCCTTGATTGCGGGCACCTGTAGTTCTGGCATTAACTTTGTACTGTCCTTCCAGACGAACGATTACAGGATTAGGTTTAGAAGTTGCAGCGTACTCGTGAAGAACTCCTTCGTACTTCCACTCAGATTCTGTTTTGAATATTTGATTTCTCCACCAAGTAAATTCTGGTCCTTTTCCTAATTTAAGTGTGTACGCATCTGCATCAGTATTTGGAGGAAGTTCCAAATTTCCTACCAAAAAATCGTCTGCGTCAATCATCCAGGCGTAATCTGCCTTGCCTTGACATGCTTTTAACACATGAGATCTGTTGTGGGCAAAATCTTTCCAGGGCAAATCAGCAAATTCTCCTGGTATACCTTTTTCTCGAAAGAAGGTTTCAATGAGTTCTTTAGTATTATCTGTTGAACCTGTATCTGAAATGACCCAGTAATTAATGTGTTTCCATACAGAATTAAGACATTCCAGGATCACATGAGACTCGTTCTTCACAATCATGCATAATGTAATAGTTGGTTTCATAATGTATTTATATCAGTTATTGTTATAGATTTGAATCACTCTTTAATAATGTGAGTTTCATTTTTTACAATCATTGACAAGCATAATTTAGGCATAATATAGATCTCTACTCTTATTTATGTAAGATTTCAACCCATTTTATAGTAAATATTGTTTATCCTGTAAATACTCGTTTAATTTTTTCGAAGGGTTCCAATTTAATGTTATTTTTGCTTTTTGGTAATCTGCCAAAGTGTTTCTGGCCTCTCCTTCTCTAGAATCTATATGTATCCATTTTTCTCCCATCATTTTTGCTATTTCTAAAACAGAATAAGAAACACCAGTACCGATATTAAATACTTCTCCCTTTAATTGAGAATTAGTAGTCATGGATAAAATATTTGCAGAAATAATATCAGTTACATGAACATAATCTCTGGTTTGTAATCCGTCTCCTACAACAGTCATTGGTTGGTTATTTTTTAGCTGTCTGGAGAATACTCCTATAACAGGAGCATAAGAACCACGAACTGGTTGTCTTGGTCCGTATACATTAAAGTATCTAAAGCAAACGCTATCAACATTATACATGTCTGAATATAATTTGAATAATCCTTCAGAAAAAAGTTTCGAATATGAGTACATATTTAAACAGTTGGGGTGTAATGTCTCTTTTTGTGGCAAGGTATCATTTAAACCATATATTGCTGATGTACTAGAAAACATAACTCTTTTCACATTAAACATTCTAGATGCCTCTAAAATATTTTGTGTACCAACAGTATTTATATTAAATGCTTTTACTGGATCATTTATACAATTTTGTATTCTTGCTTCTGCCGCTAGATGAAAAACATAATCAGGTCTGTGTCTTTCGAATATGCCATTTACAATATGTTTATTTATTATATCGTCCTTATAATAAGTTGCTTTTTTATTGTAATAAAATTGATCATGTGCGTCAGATGATACATTATCAATAACAATAACTTCATGATTTAAATTGATCAATTCGTCTACTAAATTTGAACCAATAAATCCACAACCACCTGTTATAATAGTTTTCATATATTAGATATTGCCACCTTATTATAAGTGTGGTCGTGATAACACAGTTGTATATCATATTTTTTAGATTTCAAAAAATTATCACATTCTTCTTTATTTTCTATGTGAAAATACTCATATCTAATAATTTTTGGTCTGATTTTATCAAAATTAATATTCTTTAAAATTTCAAATTCATATCCTTCGCAATCTAATAATAATAGATCAATTTTTTCAATATTGTTTTCAGTTAAAAATGTAGACCATTTTTTACATTCTACTTCTATACTTCCTATATCACTAATATGACTCATTCCGCCCCTGTCTATCATTTTTGTCTTACCATCTTTATTTGTTATAGCAAAATTAAAGTATGAAATTTTATCCCCGTGTTTAGAATATACATTTTTAAGATTATCAAAGTATTTCTTGATTGGTTCAATTAAAAATAATTTAAAATTTTTTGTATCTTTTAATAATTCCTGTAATCCATATTCCTCACCCACAACACCATCATGTGCGCCTATCTGAATAATATTAATGTCATCATTTAATAAAACTCTATAATCTATAGAATTTAAGTTTATTCCTGCCCAATCTTGTTTTATAGCCATATTATTTCCTATATTATATGTAAATTTAAATATTTTAGTGTACTAATTTGCTCAATTTTATTTTTAAAAACTTATTTTATTTTATAAATCTTTCATCCATATTGATGGATAATCTGTGCATATTCCATATATGTTTGGTATATTTTTATTGTAATTTAATTCAACAGTGATTCCAGATGGTAAATAAGTACCAGGATAACACCACGGAATCCCTTTACTAGTTAATGTTAATTTATCATTCTGATGCCAAAAATAGTGAAGTAATTTTATATTAGACAAATATTGAATTGCTTGTATATTTTTAGCATGACACCATAATTTATCAGATCTACTAATCAACCAAGATTTTTCAATTTTTGTTGTTGGATTATCGTGACCTAAAAAAAGATAATCATCTATACACCACACGTCTACTTCTACGTCAAATTGTTTAGAAATAGCAGCATCAATATAATCAACAGTATTTTCTTTTTTTAAAATAGGACCGTCTAAATTGCCACGATGTGATATTATTTTCATCATTTATTTCTGTTCAAATAAGTATTTAAATCTTCTGGGGTGCCTATTCCGTGCATTTTATTCACATAAAATGGTACGAGTATTTTATTGTTTAATATAAATTCATTATATACAGGTGCAATATAAAATTCATTGTTTACTCTAATATTCTTATTTATCATTGTTTCCGCACACCTCACAAAATCGGATCCTTTACGATACCAATAAATTCCACAAGTAGCTATATTTGATATAGGAGTTTTCTCTGCAACTTCAGTGACAACCCCGCGTGTATTTATTTTTACAAATGACCATTTAGGATGAACAGCATTAAAACAAAAAACTATACCATCTACATTTGAAAAATATTTTAAATATTTAAAATTTTCAGCAGAATATTCTATTATTTGATCTGAATTTGCTATTAATAGATCGTCTTCATTATTAATATAATCCTTTGCTAATAACGCAGTACAAGTTGCACCTTCTGTTAGACCATCAACTTCTATTATTTTAAAACGGCCATTTGTAATACGATCTAATGTTGCTTTTAGCCCTTGATACTTTTTTAAATGTTCTTTTCTTACAAGAAAAATATATTCAGCATCAAAATCTAGATTTTCAACAATACGTTGAATCATAGGTTTGCCTTCAACATCTATTAATGGTTTTGGAAATGTGTATCCTTCTTTAGCAAATCTACTTCCTTCTCCAGCCATTGGTATTAAAATTTTCACATAGTTTCTTTCATATAATTACAATAATTTTGTTTAGTTACTTGTGTGGTATCTGATACAATCCAACATCGGCCTGCTATACTTGCCATAGCTGCTTGTATACCTTTAGGAGAATCTTCGACGCACATAACATTTATAGGATTTACTTTTAAAATCTGTATGGCAGAATTATAACATTCTGGATGTGGTTTATTTTGTTTTACGTGTTCGTTTGATATCAATAAATCAATATAAGGCATTTGGCCTGTTTGTATTAACATTTTTTCTGCTGTTTCTTTAATAGAATTAGTTACACATGCTATTTTTATCTTTTGGGACTTTAAATACTGATGTAATTCTATTTTTTCTGGCATTATCTTGGCTGTATTTTCTATAATATCTAATGTATATTTTTGTTTTTCTTTGTTAATTTTTTCCGCTTTATCACCAGATATATTTAACATATTTAATTTTATTTTAGTTGGTAGCCCATTAAATTTTAATAAATGATCATCTCTATTTATTGGGTCATATCCATTATTAATTAATGCTTGATTTAAAGCTTCATAATGCCAATTACACGCATCTACTAATACTCCATCTAGATCAAATAACACCGCTTCAATCATTTTTTCCACATCTCCATATCATCTCTTATCAATGAATGTTTTCCGCAATTATATGCACCATTAATAAATGGTGGATGCAGATTTACATATTCTATTTTGTTTTTACCTAAACAGTTATTTTTTTGTAAATGATAAATTAATAAATCTTCACCATTAATGACACAACCTTCTGTATGATATTTTTCAATATTATCATAAACATCAGAATAAATATTCATATTATTTGAAGTTGCGATAACAAATTGATCATGCACTGTTGTTCGATCAACATTACTTCTTGTATCACAGAAATACATTTTATTAGGATCCAGATCCTGAAAATTAATTTTTTTATTTAAAGCAAAATCAAATCTAGTTCTTAAAACCCAATCATATTTAATTCCAGAATTTTGACGCAACATATCCGCATATTTTATAGATCTATACATTAAAATAGTATTTCTAGCTGGATGGCTATTAGATACTATTCTATAATGTTTAAAATCTCCAAAAATAGCATCATCTTCTACCAAAGCTTCTTTAGGATTATATAATATTAAAACTTTATTATTCCAATTTTTAGACCATGTATGAAAAAATATATCAACATCATAATAGTCTAATAAATTAGTTTTAATATATTCGTATCCCTGTTCAAAAGAACGTAATTGCCCCGATAAAACTAATGCTAATTTCATATCAAATTCCATTGACTAGTATTGATACGATCATATTGATGAATTATAGGAAGAACAGAACCATTTACAGTTGGCATTTTAGATTCGTCCCATGTTGGTGGTTCTATAAGCTTATCTCTAAACTTTTGAACACCAACTGTTCCTAGATGTACCATTAAACCTTCTGATGGACGTGTCATGGCAATTTTATCTGAACAGAATTTAGTACCCATCAATACATTAAATGATGATTGATCTGAAACACTAGCTGGATTATGAAAACACATAGTAAATATCATTAGACATAGTTCAGCTACCGCTTCTGTTTTGCCACACAATACTCCAACATTACAAATTTCATTATTTTTAAAATCATCATAAACATATTGGAACCCTTCCATCAAGTTTCCGTTACCCCAAAATTCGTCTTTATATCGTATAGATTCACTACCACATACAATATCCTTTCCAGTTTTTTCCATAATTTCTAAAAGTTTAGGAAATGGATCTACAGGAAAATAAACATCTTTACTATCTGTGACTATTACATGTGAATATGCATCTTTTACAGACATTAAAAATTTATATTGTAATAAAAAACGCATGTTATGTGGTGGTTTATTTGTTTGCATATTGTAAACCACACAATCAATATTCTGTTGACTACACGAATCTACTAGTTCTTGAGTTGGATCTACTAACAGATTACAAACAGAATGACCTGTTTGTTTTGCTGATAGATTCCATCTTCTTATTGTATTCCAGTCAAACCCACGAGACGTAGATAAAAATAATTTTTTCATTTTAATTCCTCCTTTATTTAAAAATCACTACTAATTATGCATGTGCATAATATAAATTAACTCATTAATTATAATTCATATTCATTTATATTTATTTTAATTTTAACTGTATTATGTATTGCAATAGCATTATTGCCTTTATATTGAATACTATATCCTTTTTGTGTTAAAAAATTGTGCAATGAATGTATATTTGATTTTGAATGTTCAAAATATATTGTTGGTTTGCATCTGTCTAAAGATTCATATGCTCCTATAAATACATCTTCTTCCATTCCTTCCACATCTACCTTTAACAAATCTATTCTTTGCAGATTCATAGAATCGATTGTTAGTAATGGTACATCATAAGTATCATTATAATTTATGTGTTGTCCTATCCATTCGTTGTTGTCTTTTTTGTGTAGTTCCACACTACCAAATGAACTATTTACCGAGTAATCAATTTTTGGAACTTTAATTTTACTATTTTGTTTTCCAATTGCTTCATTTTTAGCAGTAACATTAAAACAATTATTCAATGCTATAGAACCACATAAAGCATAATATACAAATTCTTGTGCTTCAAATGAGTAGACATACCCCCAATCAGTCATAAGTTTTGCCCATTCTATAGTATGCACACCTATATTTGCACCACAATCAATAGCAACAACTCCATCACCAAATGAATTTCTGTGTTCGATTAAAATTAATTTTGTCAAATTTATTTCTGGCATATCATAATAGCCACGTCTCATTATTTGACTTCCAACTCCCCAAAAAGGAGAGAGTTCATCAAATCTATTTACTATTAATTTACCATGATGTGTTTCCATCAATTTAAATGGTTCAAGTTCTCTTTTAGATTTTAAATTCATAATATTCTCAATTCACAATAGATTCATGCCAATATTTACCAGTTAATGAAGATGGATGATTTAAACTTTGAGTAGCGAGAGGTGGCTGAAACCAATAATTTTCTAAATTAAACTTTTTCACCAAATAATTGTAATAGTGATCTGATGCCATATTTACATTCAAAACTTCTTCGTATACTTTTTTAGCAAGGTATTTACTTATACAAAATGCATGAGTACATCTTGATCCTCTATCAGTTTTATATATGTATATATTTGGTTTTTGTGGTTCTCTTAAATTAAAACAACTACCAACCCATCCTATATCCCAAAATTCTGGCAATTCTAGAATATATTGATTATATTTTTCCACAAAATTATCACATAAAATTGCATCATCCTCTAAAACAAGTACAGAAGAATAATTATTTTCATACATGTTTCTTATAATCCATACATGTTTTAAAGTTAATGATTTTTCTCCATCGGTTAAGTTAGTAGAGGGATGATTAATCATAGGATATATTTTTGAAATATCATTAATATTCCATGAATTTTTATCATAGAGTTCAACAAATTCATAATTTTTTATGTTTAATTTATTAAACTGATCAATCATTAATTGTTTTCTATCAATTAATTTTGAGTAATGACAAACATAAATTTTATCTGCATTTATTTTCATATAAACTGTTCCTTTTCATCTCTCCAATGAGGTTTGTTGGTGTATAATAAATGTTTATCTGGATGAGTAAATAACGCATATCCGTCATAATCCCAAGAGTACATTTTAACCTTTGTTTTATCTTTATAACTATTGATTACTTCGTCGGGCCTGTAGTAAATATTATCGTCATCAAAATACTCTTTAATTGACTGAGAATACACTACAGGACCTGTTAATTCTAGTATGTCGTTTATTTTTTTATCTAAGATATTAGTGACACATTTATCAATACAAATTTTTAATATTGGATGGTCAGCAGGAAACATCAAACACCATTGAACAAACTTTCCTGGATTTTTTTCTCTCGTTATTACAGCACAGTCATCCGTTATTAGTGTTTTTAGAGGAGAATAGATGACAGAATCTACATCAAGATAAACACCACCATTTTTAAATAATATCAAATATCTCCACAAATCTGCCTTTGCAGCTCCTACTTTTAGACTATTAAAAGCTTCTTGTATCCGCTCATCAAAATTATCTATTATAAATTTTTTCATGTCTTCATCATCGCTTAATTCGTATGAATACTCTGGATTTAACTGAAGCATGAGATCTACGCTCTTTTGAATAGTTTCTGGTAGTTGTTTTTTATACCAAGTTTGATATATTGTTTTGTGCATCATAATAATCTGTATGCAATTTGTTTGCACATTCCGTCTAATGAAAAATAGTCATTATATAGTTCTTGCCCGTGCTTTACCATATTATTAATTTTATCTTCCGAATAACTTAACAATATATTTTTTAAATCTGATATTTGATCTGGAGTTATCAAAACACAAAACTCTGACCAATCCAATTCATCAGACCATGGTAAATAATGAGAATCAGATATGTATACTGGAACCGAACCTAACTGAATTGCTTCATACATTCTAAAACTACTTTTTCCATAACCTCTTGGACATAAAGTAAATTTACTTTTACTAGTTAATGTTTTAAAAATAGTTAAATTTTTCTTTGGAACACTTTCTTGCCAGCCTTGTGATGCAAAAATAAAATCTTCATCGTTATTCCATTGTTCTGTCAATTGTTGTCTGATGGTATGAGTTCTAGAACCAACAAAAGAACAAAAAATTGTTTTTGTTTCATTTATAAAATGATCAATTATTGGTGAGCAAATCAAAGGTATTGGTATTATATTTCCACATGTTCTATTTCCACCCGCTGAAAATATTAATGTATTTGGTGGTAAAGATTCTAAAGGTCCATCATCGTGTTGACACACAGTAAAATATTCTTTTGTAGGATCTAATTTATCGATGTGTGATTGAATATTAACAGGTGGAGCTTTTTTACTGGCAGTATTACAATAAAGATTTGTCCAAAATATGTCAATATAATTTTTATTAGTATTTACTTTATTTTTACAATACCAGTTGTGAAAATATTCTTCCAGATATGACCCTGTATGATACGGGGGATATGTGGGATATAAAGCTGGCTGTTTTAATATATCATTATTTAACATTAATATTATCCTACTATAAATTTAATATCATCAATATATTCTATTTTTTGTTCCGGTACATCATAATGAATTTCTGTTTCTACATTTTCATTTAAAACTACCTGTAAATAATTAGGACATAAAAATGTATTAAGTATAGAGCCCACACATCTTCCTACAAAATTATCTACAGGATTGAACATTTGATACGTTTTAACAATTTCTAACATCTTTTTAGCACCAGAATTTGTAACAATGTATCCTGTGGTTCCTTCGGTGGTTTCCCAATCAAATTCTCCCATGGGCATTTTAACATTCATTTTGTCTGTAATATTTTTAAATGCTCGTTTTCCTTTAGGAAAATTAGGAGAAACACTTTGGCAGATTACCATATCAACATTATCTAAAGATTCTTCATTTAAAAATCTTTTAATTTCTTTATCTGTAAATTTAGGATCAGCATCATCTTCTAATATAAAATAAGCTTTTTTATTTTGATTAACTAAATCTAACCAAAGAAGATAATGACTAAAAAAACAACCAACTTCTCCAATCTTTAACCATTTTCTGTTATTATATGCATCTGGAAACTGTAATGATGTATTTAAATTTAATTTAATACCTTTATAATCAAACGTTTTATCGTATCTTACAATATTAGTTTTATCAGCTGCATCAAAGAAATCAAAACATATATTTTTAGATTTTAAATTTTCTTGTATGCCCGTTCTTCGTTTTGAGCCCTTACGACTTATTACTTTAATTTTAAAATCATCATTTAAATATACCATAATCCATTTTCCTTAAATTTTTTTGTTTTTTCTTGTATTCCAACCATATGATTATTGTGAACTATTATTGCTTTATCTTTTTTGTCTAAAGTATGATATACATAACCATTAGGAAATTTTTCTTGATCTAATAAAGCACAGCGATCTTTATATTTCATTACTTTATTGTTTATAAGTATTTGATCGTCTTCAGCAGTATCTGCTCCACACTCCTCGATTAAAGCTGCACATTCTGGAGAATCATTAAAAACCATGAATCCTGAACATATTAAAGATCCCGGACTATCGCACTGAAATAATACTGAAGAATTATTTTCTATAATTGGTAATGGATTTTTAATAAATACTATATCAGTATCTACCCAGCATAATTGTTTATGTGCTGAATATATTTTTTTTATTAATTCCCATTTATTTTTAACTATCTGTCTAAATGTACTGTGAGGGTCAAAAGACCAATCTTGATATTCTGTTAATTGTATATCCGCATAGTGAAATGCTCCTTTGAATCCTTTCATGGCATCGTATGCATTTTGATCTAAACACGCAATAATAAAATTATCTTGATTTAATCCTGCTTTTCTAGCAGACTCTAACATATTTTTACAGATATCAATACAACCAGAATTTAATTGTGTTAAGAAATGCACTTTTTTATTTCCTCATATATTATATCATCAACTATTTTTATTTGATGTATTGCATTATAATTGTATTCTATTCCTGCTTTCATACTAATGTAAAGATCTGTATTTAATACATCTAAAATTGCATTTTCATTTCCTGGTTCTAATCGTATAATTCCTGCTTCAGAAAATTCTTTTGGTAGTTTTTTTGTTCCCCAATAAATAGGAACAGTGCCTGTAGCAAAACAATCTGTTAATTTTTCTGTCCAATACGAATCGTATACTCCGTTTTCGATTACTATATTAAACATATAATCTTTAACTCCATTTAGTTTAGTATTCCAAGGATTTCTTGGATCCACAACTGTTCTAGGAGTTCCATGTGCTCCACCGAATACATCAAATCCTTTATCTAAAACTAGTCTAGCAACGTTATGACGATACATATGACCTTCTGTCATGCGCTTGGGAGAACAAAACATGGAACATAATTTTGTTTTGTTGTATATTCCCCATTGTGATTTAGGAATCCACGGATAATTACTGCCGTTTGGACAATACACAAATCTTGAATCTAATTTCAGTAATTCTGAGTCGTGTGTAAATATTTTATTATAGTAATCGTCGAATAAAACATTGTGTTTTTGTTTTAAAAATTCCACTACATCAGGAATAATATGACTAGATTCACATGTCCATCCAAATCGCTTTTCTTTTAAATAGTCTGATTCTGGTTCTATTAATAAACCTCGGTCGATATGAACCAGATAGTCTCCTTCTACCAAACTCCATTCAAAGTTTACAGGTTTAATATCAGAACACGAAGAAAACTCTGTATCAAAAGGAGCACCTAAACATTTAATCTTAGGTTTCATTGAAACGATTTCCTATGAGTTGATGATCAATATTTGTTGAAGACATTCCCATATTTTCCAAACCTTTTCGTTTAGAGTCTCCGTCTGCAATTCCCATTGTTATTCTGGGAATTTCATCTGTTCCCAAGTTAGTTCCTGGCCAAATTGCGTATTCTCTATTGAGACGATGTATTTTCATTTTATCGTAATATTTTGGAATAACACTAAACATTAACAATTCATGATCAAATACAGGAGTATCAAACTGATTGGCCTGTTTTGCCATTGTAATCCAATACTGTAAAAACTCAAGCACTATATCAGTATAATTAAAATAAATAGGAGACGCCTTAGGTATGTTAATTGGTGCCGAGCTAGGATCGTATACTTGATAGGCAAACGCCACGTCAATATCACCTAACTCATCGAATATATCGAGTGTCCGATGAATTATAGAATCTACGTCCATCCATACAATTGGACGTTTTTTCTCTGTTAACATATCTAGTATAAATTTAGGTTTACTTAAACAGTTTAATCTGTAGTCCTGTTTGGAAGGAAGTTCTCGGATGTCTATAGGAATATTTAATTTTTCGCAGTTTTGTTTTAATCTGCGGGCATGATCACTGTAATAAGTTCTGTTGTCTACATCTGCGTAGAACGAAATTAATTCTGTTTTCATAATATAAAAAGTTTAAATCACTTCTTGCCGATATGGTATTTAGGAATCAATTGCCAATCTTGTTTGTCTTTATGTGAAATTATTTTAAGTTTTGCCAGACTTATTTGAGGTTCTTTGTATTCTTCTTCGTCTACTGGAGTAATCAGACCCCATTCAGTTAATAATCGAACTATAGTATTTCTTCTACCCACATCTTCTTCGCTCAAATCACTTTCCAGTCCGTCCATTAAAAACATTTCTTTGAAATGCATTATGGCATATTTGCCTCGTTTGTGTAAGATGTGACAACTTTGCCATAATTTTTTTTCTGTTCTGGAACTTACTCCGAGACGAGTAAGAGTTTCTTTAACTTTCAAAAAGTCTTCTTTAGTTTTAAGAACAATTTCTACGCCTAGTCCATCAAAAATATCCGGATCATTTGATTCGCTTGTTTCCATAAATTCTCCATAATTAATGATTGCAACATCATTATTTGAATTATTTATGGTTTTTGGGCTTTTGACCTCCTGTTTTAAGAGAATTTTTAAGTTGATTCATTTGTTCCTTGGAAATTAACGGAAGAACTGTCTGGGCATGTCTCCTAGAGTATCCGTAATACTGTATAACTGTTTCCAGATCCGAATCGGTTTCCGGTTTAATCCATTTACTGAATCGTTTTCTTTTAGAAAGGCCTTCAAGATAATATTGATATTGTTGACCTCGAGTCAGACCAGTTCGGATATTCATTCTGTTGGCATGAAACAAGGTGTCTGGAAAATAAGAAAGACACCGATTAATCACATACGGAACGTATTCTGAGTTTAGGCCCTGACTGAGCAGGTTCACTTTAGAGTAATTAATTGAATTTAATACGTCACTTAAATTCACATGCCACCATGAGTTCTATAAGAAAGGCCATCATATTAATTTCTTGATCTGCCACAAACGCAGACTTGTATTGGTAGTCTGCCAACAAGGTTATCGCGTTGGGAACGGTCTGAGGTACAAGAACGTCCTGTAGGGAATCGTAGACCCGCCTGAACAGTTCTGTGGGGTTCTCGTTTGCGTTCAGGGCTACCCATTTTCGCACAGAATTAAAGTTCTTTTCTTTCAGGGCCTGAAACAAGTCTCGAAGTTCAATTTCAGTTAAATTTGACAGAATTCCCTGGTCGATAGACCCCGAAACCGAGTATCTTTGCAGTTCGTTGATTATTCGTCTGAAATCTGGGAAATGTTTTAATACTAATTGACTCAGAATGGCCTTATCGTATTGAATCTTTTCAGATTTAAGAATAAATTCTAATCTGGCAAGTAATCGTTTGGCCACTTCCGGTTTTTCGGTCCGAGGTATAGTAAAGTCCACACCAGTACATCTGGAATGAATCGGCTCAATAATCTTGGATTTATAATTACAGGTCAAGATAAATCTGCAATTATTTGCAAATTCTTCGATTGCTCCTCGGAGTGCAGGTTGAATAGAATTTGCGTTAGAGTAATCAAACTCGTCTAGTATAACCACCTTTTTGGCCTCGGTCAGACTTACTGTACTGGCAAACTGTCTGATTTTTGTTCGAAGAGTATCGATATTTCCGTCTTCCGAACAATTAATCATGATCCAGTCGGATTCCGTTTCATTACACAAGGCCTTTGCCACAGTAGTCTTTCCTACTCCTGCGGTTCCGTAAAATAACAGATTCTGAGTTTCTTGTTTCTTAACCATCTCCTGAAACGTGGATTCCAGACTTTTGGTAAGAATACAGTCTTGAATAGTTTGTGGACGATAACGTTCCACCCAAAGAAAGTCGGTTGACGTTTTCATTTTTTATTCGAATTTAGAATTGGTTTCCATGGCAAACCAATACTTTACTGGTATGGTATCGTTAGTAAACTCTCCCACTACATTCGTGGAGAACCTGACGGTATACGTTCCAGACAACATTCTGAGATTGTCTATTTTAAAGTTCAAAGACAGTTGTTCTTTGCCGGAATAATCTTCTGCAATAAGAGTCTTGTACGAATTAGATGTTGGATCTGCCATATCACAGATCACAGCATAGATCTTTTGAGACTCGTTTTGAAACGAGATATCAGGCAATTGCATTACTGCAGCAGCCCGCTGCAAATCAGCAAAAGTTTTTTCTGTCAAAGTAACCTTTACTGTTGTCTTGGGCATGTTAACGTTTTTTGTAGGTACTGTAAGTAACTTGGGTTCGCTGTAGTAATACACTATGTTAGAATCGTTGCCGTCTGAAATAGTAACACTCTTTGGGGCAAAGTTGAATGTTGGTGAGTTGAATAAACTTACTACACCAAGAAACTTTTGAAGATCCCAGATACCAAATTCAACCGGAAAATCTTCTGTTACTGTTGCCTCTGCCATTCCATTTTTAGACGGAGTAATAGTCTTAATAACACTACCTGGTTTAATTAGGATGTTTGAATTAAGACCAGAAAAATTCTTTAATATGCCAAGAGTTTGTTTTGATAATGTAAATGTTTTCATTTTAGTAACCATAGTTATTGTTTCCTTCTGCATCATAGTCTACATCTGACCGTTTGTCAATATAATCCTGCACTTCTCTTCGAAAATTGTTTTTTCCTTTATTCTTTTGAGATTTTTTATCTTTTCGGAAAACTGATTTTGCTTTTTTAGATTTCCACGACTCAAAATCATCTGCATACTCTGATCGCATTAAAAGTCTCCTACACTTTCTAGTAAATTATTCAGTTTATGAGATATCATGTAATCTAATAAACTGATTTTAGTTTGAACAGGTTGTGAATAGGCCTCTAAAATCTGTGATTCTAAATCGTCTGGAATTTGACTCAGATCAATTAATGTTTTATTTCTAGTCCAGTTGTCTGTCCATTCAGTTCCTGTAATAGATCCTAAATTTTCAAGTATTTCTTTTCGCTTTTGACGAGTCAATCTGTTTTGTCGTTTTCCTTCTGTCATAAATGTATCATCATCTGATAAGATATTGGGTATTCCATCTCCTGGATCTCCTTCCAGGATGTGGTCTAGTAGATATTGCTTGGGAGATTCACATCGAACAAAGTCTTTCTTTATAGTACTGTATTGTTCTACTTCTGGATAAATTTGAAGTTGCTGAAAGTCATTATCGTTTGATATTATTAAAACGGATTCTGTCTGATGATGGTGCTTTGCCAGCACAGCAATAACATCGTCTGCCTCTGCGCCTGCGATTCTGATGTTTTTATAGGGCAGAACATCTAATATTTCAGATCGAACAATCGACATATTTTCATATATCTCCGTCCAATTCACACCAGAGGTCTGTTGCTTTTGTTTCCTGTTTTGTTTGTAATACGGAAATTTATTCTTTCTCCAAGACGGACCTGCATCATTACATACAACTATTTTTCCGTATCGATTTCCAAACTTTTTATTGATAAATCGATACGAATTAAATACCAGATGTCTTATGAAATCTGTATCCATTACTGGATTGGACTTCATGTTTCGAAATATACTGGCAATTAGTAATTGACTATTGTCTACTAGAATCATAAAACGATCATATCATAAAAAATTAAAAAGTCAACTTCTCCAAATATATTTTGTACCAGACTTAGTCCAAGTGTATATTTGCATAGTATCTTTATTTTTCCAACGATCTCCTAAAAGTTTTATTCCACTTGGAGGAGTAGAACTTTCTGTATAGACAGTATCCATTAACTCTTCTTTCCAATATTCTGATGCGACTGGTTCAGGAACTTCATTCCAGTTTAATTGATTTCTATCTGATACAGGATATATAAATTTAAAAATTTTGTCCTGATACATCACATACTGATTTCTTGAAAAGGCAAAAGGAGCCCCATTTGGGGCATATTTTTTATACAATGATAACGTGTCACGACTCATTTTTAATATTTATACAACTTAATAAGATACAATGACTATTAATTCTGGGATTTGCTGTTCCTTGTTTTGTTTTAAATCCAGACCAGAATCTTTCCATAAAATTTTTATTGGTTGTATTTATTGATTTAAATACTTCTGGATTCCTAATCTTTTTCTTTACTGCAGGTTCTTTTATATCAGTTAATGTTGTTCCTCGTACACCAATTCCCTTTTCTGACTCAAATCGTTCCAAGAATCTAGTTTTTGTATTGTACACATATACTATATTTGCCCCAATGAGTTCGGTTGGATTTACAGAAGTTAGTCCTAGTTCTGGGAATCGTTCCATATATTTTATTTTTTTAACTAACTTGTCTGTAGTTTTAGGTTTTGTTTTTCTAACAGTCTTTGTCTTGACTACAAGACCTGATTGTAAACGGGCAAATAAATCTTGATAAAACTCTAACAAACATTTTAATTGTTTATTATTAAGATACGAATAGGCTTCGACTAATTGAAGATCTTTTTTACTTTTAGCTAACTTTATTTCTTTAATACTTCTTTGTAATATATCCTTCATTTCAGATTCTACTAGTTTTATTATACCACTACTCAGAGCACCCGTAAATGTTTTAAAGTCTAATTGAGGTCTTTGATTCAATTGAATCACAGCAACCTGATTATCTAATGCATTCAATATTTCTGATACAGTTTTTTGTACAAAATATCTTTCTTGTACTGATTTAGTTTTTCGAATTTGTTCTAATTCTAATCCTCTTTTGGCATCTAGGCGTATAAAATTTTGAATTCCAGATTCTAATAAATTTTTTTCTGTCTCTGGAAGACGAATGCCGTCTTGTTGTATTTTAAGATATAAGCCTACAGGTTTAAAATTTTTAGAGTGAACGGTTTCTAAATTAGAACAAGGTTTATTATTTGTCTTTAAGTATGTTAGTATGGTTTCTTTACAGGTTTGATCTGTGGTTTTTTCACTATAGTATAAAAACTTTCCGTAAAAT